TTCTAACATAAGGGGAGTTGTTATCACCTTCTTGGATGTTTTCTTCTTTTCTAATGCTAGCAGTCTAGCTTCGTTCTTGTATGTAGGATTCTCAGCCTTCTTTATGCGATGATATAAGCGTTGGTATGCTTTCTTGTACATATCACCCTTACTTAACCTAATGTTAGGAGGTAAGTCATTTATGCATTCAGGTATAATTTGCTTATCTTTTCTTGTAACGAATATGTTGCCTTTATTTAAGAAGTCTACAATTTCTTGTAGTATTTTCTTGTTTGGTATTAAATCTGCCATCTTATTTAAGTTTAAGTAATTTCTTTTCGAGCTTAGCGCGTTGCTTTGCTCCACATGTTTCCATCACTTGACGGATACCTGCTTCTGTGCTTACAAGATTATTGTAATAGTCTTGTCTTTCTTGTGCTTCTTCTCTAAGCACTTCTTTCCTCTCTTTACGAGCATTTACTAATCCAGCCATAGCTTTCTATTTAGTTTGGTTAGTCAAGAATGATGGAATCGAACCACCTTACTACTAATAACACGATGTGTAGTCTTGTTCAGAACTTCATGGACATCAATCGTATAACCGTTTATGTAGTACCCTCCTAACGTGGGGGGGACTCACAGCTCCAACTGTGACAATTCTTGATGCATTAAGATGAGATTGTTTATAATTACAATCTTCTTTATAACTGCGTACAGTATCTTAATTTGTGCTTATCCTACTTTTTTTGACGGCAATAGCTTTCCGACATGCTTGGGGTTTTAGGTGCAGAGAACCTAAGCCTATCACGTTAATAGGTCTTGCAATATAAAAACACACAATAATTAATTAGAAAAGAGAAGAATAGCAGGAACAGGAAAGAAAGAAAATACCATACATAGTACGGTGCATAGTGATAGTGATTTTTAAGCCCTGTTACACCCTGTGTTGTTGCGGTTCTAGTAATAGTATTGTTGTAAGAGCTATTCGAAGCCCTTACAACCTATTATTACTCCGTTTTCGTCACGTACTAATCCACTTGGGATGATGAAATCCTTGCGATTAGGGCACGCATTCTTTACCATTCTACTAACTATATACAACGTATCTTCACATTCCATGGGCAAGTTTACTACCTGCCCTAATTCTGTATAGAAAAGAGGTATGAACCCTTTAATTGTTCCTATTTCTTCTGTAATTGTTTCAATTCTTACAGGCAAATTAGATTTTGCATATATAACTTTTACGAGAGGATTTGTTAGCACTACTTGAACCTCGTGAGGTGTTAAGTTTATTATAGTCATAAGCGTTTAATTTAGATAAGCCGAAGGCTTGTTAATGAAGTTATTAATATCAATGAAATAGGGAAGCCCATTACGAGCCTCCCTAATTATACTACCAAGAAGCTCCGTTGCTTGCTTGGGATTTCACGCTAAAGCTTTTGGCTTGAGGTGTATTCGAAGTTGGATTACCTGACTTACTCTTGTAAGTATAATCCGTTGTGGATATTGTGTAATCTTTTAAGTCTTCGTGATAGTAAGTCTTAACAACTAATGCTTGCCCTTTTATTGACTCGGCAAAATTGGACAAATCAAACTGGCTCTCGTTCTCGCGTAATATCGAGTAAAGCTTTGAACTACTTACGTGTAGCTTAAACTTTTTTGCAAATTCACTAAGAGATGCATAGATTGGATGTCCGTCGTCGTCGTGTACAGGTGATGCAGTAGGTATAACCTCTGTTCCCTCTACAAGGTCTACACCTTTTACTAAATTTCTACCTAATATCCACTTGCCTATTGAGGTTGTAGCTTTAGGTTGATTACTACCTGTTAAGCCGTATAAATAATACTCCATAGACACTTGTTCTACAGTTTTATTCATAAATCTTAATGTGAAGGTAGTTTCGTTGAATTTGGTGTCTAAAGATGGGAACTTAAGATGTAGCAAAGCTTTATCTCTTTCTCCTTTGATAACTCCGTCAACTCTTATAGGTGACTTAGAGTCCTCAAATCCAACTACTATAGCTTTAACGCTATCTAATGCCTCACGCAATTGCATTGGGCTTTTTGTACTTGCTGATTGTACTTTTGAAGGTATTTTGAACATAATATATTCCCGCATAAAATAGCCCACGGGTGATGTCTTCGGGCTAAGTTAGAGCATTTAATTTATTGCTCAGATTAATTGGTGTCCACTATTGAACGTCTAAATAAATATAATAACGGTTAATCAGGCTATCAACTCTGACTTGACTTAATCATATATTTATTGTACCTTTGGTGGGATAGTGGATAAAACCCTATAAGATACTTAAACGTCTAAATAAAACAGACGATTATTTATAAAAGAGAAGAATAACAGGAAGCAATGACTTGCGAAGGAAACCAACACACGACAACAACCTGTTAATCAATTACATAGTGCGTACTTTACGCAACTTATGTTATTTACTAAAGAGAAGAATAACAGGATATGCGTCGATATGACTGTTTTTGATGTGTTCTTTACACACACACCCACACATATATTTTACTACCTTTCATTGGCAGAACTCGACGAAACTCCCAACTACTACGCATTATGATAGTGAGATAACAAACCAAGGGTTAAGGGCACGACTTGATTGTCGTGATACCCTATCCTTGGTGGTACAGCTTAAATGTCAGGCGTACTAAACCCTTATTGGATTACCAACCAATTATTTAAATACCCCTGCAGAGGTGGCGTTTAGTTAAGACGCTCTTACTGTTAATTAATTCAGAGAAGATTTTTAGCAGGACAAACCTACCCTAGAAGGGTAAGTCTGTGTCGTAATCTGCAATTTGTGCATCTTCCTTATCTAGAAAGCAAACTACTCTATACATTAAGTTTTTATCATAGCTCAAGTATAATATTTGCTCAACCATTTGGTCGTAAGAGTCTATATCATACATGGTTGCTACTCGCCCTTGCTTATCGCAGATAAGTAGTTCACAAGGATAGATAATAACATTGCCGTTGTTCACGGTCTTTAATAAATCAGCTGAGTTCAGCATAACCTTTTATTGTTTTAATTAAACTAAACCCGTTAGTCGGGCTTAGGTGTTCGGCATACAGTCGCATGGGTCACACCCTCCTTATGAGGACATGGTACACACGACAGTATTTTAACAGAGAACTTATGTTTCCATTGGTTCAATGTCTTTTGGACGCTTGCGTCCTCTCCACGAAGTATTTTTATCTCGTACATAAGAAGGTTTTTAAAGTTAATTAATAAAGAGAAGAATAGCAGGCCCTGCTAAGAGCCCACTACTATATTATAATACACGACCTAACGAGTCTAACATACCCGATGTACCTATGTTACCTGCAAGGTCGCACATAGTATCATGGAACTCTTCCCTGTCGTACATACGGAACTCAACAGGTGAGTCGTTAGTGATTACTAACTCCATTGTACATGGAAAGTTAATCGACGCATTGTCAACATAGTCAACAAGGTCACTCAAGCTTAAGTATTTCATAATGAAAGGTTTTAGTTAATTATATAAGAGAAGAATAGCAGGAGATGGTTAGTCCCCTGCTTAATATTAGAACGGTAAGTCTGCTTCTAATACTCGTTGACGATTCATCGTGTAAGCCTCGTAAGTTGCTCTCTCGAGTACCTTGAGGTCTAACTCCATGTTAGCCATTGACATTGATATATGTCCGCCTATATCGTCCTTATCATCATTGTTATGACAATATAGGTTGTATTGGTCAATGCTATCCTCGTACATACTTAATAGTTGAGAATGGGATAACATAGATAGGATACGAAGTGCTTGATTGTTCATAACGAATAGTTTTTAGTTAGTTATATCAGAGAAGAATGACAGGCTGTGCCAGGAAGCATAGGGGTATCAAAAGTTTTACGCAACACGGGGGGCACTAACGGAATACATTCACACTCAAATAAATATAAATTATTTTTATGTACTTTTGAATCTAAACTAAATAGATAATATTATGCCTGATAACAAAAAAGCAAAAAGAGCTGGTAAGAAAGCGATACGTAAAATAAAGAGAGGTAAAGACATTCAGTCTCAATCTTCTAAAGATGCTATGGCTAAGGTAGTTGGACGTACAAAAGACCCTGTAAAAGGTGGTAGTGGAAGTATTACAAAAACAACTAACTTACAGAAAGTCCAAGGGAAGGCTCAAAGTGTTTTATCAACACGAGCAAAGAAAAAAGTTTCTTCTGTAAATAAGAAAGCTACAAAATTAATGGGTTATTCTAAGGGCGGTAAAATAAAGAAAGCTAAAGAGCCTCTTAAAAATAAAGTTGGGCGTAAGATTTCTCAAATTAAGAATCGTAAGGTTGAGAAGCAATATAAAAGAACTCACAACACTAATTTGCAAGATAAGGGTAACCCAAAGGATAGAGGATATTCTAAAGGTGGCTTTATACAACACGACTAGTATTTTATAATATATTAATATTATATTTTTTGATTTAAGGAGGGTTCAGTAATATGAGCCCTTTTTTTCATTAACTTTGTACCATGGAAACAATGGAGAAGCAAAAATCAAAGTTTGGTGTAGTGGAGCTAATGCCAAATGGAAAGATATTTGGGTACGTGAACGTGTCTGAAATATCCGACAATAGAGAGTTTGAAATTATAGAAGACTATATAGAAATGGGATACCTACCAATTGTTAATAACTATAAACTTGCTGGGGGTAGCACATCAACTATACACTTTAAGTACCTTGACCAAGATGGTGAACCAGAAGAAGGTGAGTCAACTCATGTAATTCACGGTGTCTTTATAATGATAACAGAACTCAAAAAGTATGTACCTACTAAAAATAAGTAATAAAGGAAGCGTTGTTGAAGATGATGGTATATTTGGTATACCAGAATTCAAAGACCTTATAGATTCCAAAAACTTTGGTAGCAAAGGACTTATGTATGTTGCGTATATAGCAGACTATGACTCCCCATACCGACACTTCACACTCGATGAAAGAGTAAGAGTCGTATCTAAAGACTTATATCAAGACTATGAGTGGAAAGGCTCAAAAAATAAAAAAATTGCTGCCGCAATACTTAAGTACAACCAACTTCAATATGACCCCCTCGATGCTCAACTCTCAGCTTTTAATGAGAAAATAAATGAGTATACTGAATTGCTTGATTCTACTAAGATTAATATAGATAATGCAGCCGACATACAAAAGATTATGATTGGTGTAGAGAAAGTATTAGGAACTAGACAGAAGCTATTAGACGCTATTGAAAGGCGTGGTGAACGTTCTAAGATTGCTGGTAATAGAGAGCTTAGTTATTTAGAAACTTTACAGAGTCAAAAGAATGTTTGATGCAAAAAAGTATCAACCTTTAATTTATGAAGGTGTTCCTACCTTAAACCCAGAGAGTGTTTCTTTCAGGGAGTATTGGGACGAACAGATTGAGAGGTGTAAATTTGGGTTTGCACCTAAAGGCATGCCACGTATTACTGGTAAACATTATTATTATTTAAACTTCTATAAAATTTTAGGTAGTGATGGTGTCAAGGGTAACAGTCGTAAGACTCTTATTGCTCCTTGGTATAGAGATATGGATAAGTATTACTTTGACTTGTTCGATACATCCAAGGAAGACGAGAAAGGAATGATTGTCATTAAGGCTAGAGATAAGGGGTTCTCTTACATGAACTCTGGTATTCTAGCACACGAATACACATTCTATCCATACAACCACGTAGGGGTAGCTGCAGGGCTTCAGGTGACTGCTACATCTTTCTTTGATAAAGTGAAAGCAGGACTCAACAATCAAAACTCTAATTTTAGACACTCAACACTTAAAGAAGGTGAGGAAGTTCTTAAATCTGGTTATAAAATAAAAGACAAAGAAGGTAAGTGGGGTGTAGATGGATTTCAATCTGTTATACACTGTAGAACGATGAGTAATCCTGAAGTATATAAGGGTGAACGTCTTTCTGTTATGGTTTTTGAGGAAGCTGGGGAATTCAAAGAGTTGCTTAACGCTTATATGTCATCTAAGGCTTGTTTCATGGATGGGAATGTCCAGTATGGAGTCCCTATTATTGGTGGAACGGGTGGAGATATTGAGGCAGCCTCTAAGGATTTCATGGAGATGTATTATAATGCTGATGCCTTTAACCTTATACCTATGTTTATCCCCGCTTCCATGTGTTATCATGGATTCTTTGATATAAAGACAGGTACTTCAGATAATGACGGGGCTACAAAAGCCCTTAAAGACAGAAGAGAACAACTACATAAGGCAGGTAATCAGAAAGGGTACAACCTAGAGCTACAAAATTACCCATTATCCGTAGAAGAAGCTTTCTTACAAACTAAGAACTCTAGATTTAACGTGGCCAAGATAAACGCACAACGAAGTGAAATACTAAGTAGTGAAGATTTACAAGGTCAGATACAAAGCGGTAGACTAGAATGGGAAGCCGAAGGAATGCAAGTCAAGTTTGTTCTTGATAGGAATGGTCCATATAAAATATTAGCACACCCAAACACTGAGCTTAAAGGTTTAGACATAGGTGGAATTGATTCGTATGACCAGGATGAGTCGTCAACTTCCTCTTTAGGTAGTGCTATTATCTTTAGGCGATTCTATAACATGGAGATAGCTGGAAACTACCCTATTGCTGAGTATACAGAGCGTCCAGACACAGCAGAAGAGTTCTGGGATGGGTGTTTAAAATTAGCCGTATATTACAATGCGAAAATGCTGATTGAATTTACTCGTATTGGAGTTATTGGATACTTCCAAAGAGCAGGGGGAAAGCAGTATTTAAAAGAGAGACCAACAACAGCTCACTCACCTAAAACTGTTAACAGAAACAGGTACGGTCTTCAAATGAATAAACACACTAAAGCAGTGATGGAACAATTCATGGAGAACTATATAGAGGAGAATTGTGGTGATATTTGGTTTGTAGATTTATTAGATGAGCTTGGTAGTTACGGATTACGTAACACGGATAGGGCAATAGCCTTTGGTTTATGTTTAGTACATGACATTGACTTATACGATAAGCAAGTAAAAAGAGATGAACATGTACAAAGTAATTTAGGCTTTGTATATTATAAAAGAGAAAACGGAAGATTAGTTCCATATAAAAAATAAAAAATGAGTGACTTTCCAAAACAGTTCGTTCCAGATAGCGAAAAAAATGAAGAATGGTGTGAGAAAAACATTAAAGCTATTGTAGCAGAGTTAGAGCAGAGTAATGCTGAAGGCTCTACCAGTAGTTACGATAAGGATGTTAGAAACTACAGGTTATACAATGGTGATTTAATCTATGATGATTACAGTTATGTGACTGAGCAGTATAAGATGACATCTCCAGCAACCATGGGGAATTACCCTTTGTCTAAAAATAAAATTGACCTTCTATGTAATGAAGAGTTGAGTAGACCTTTAGATAAAAGTGTATTTGCTATTAACATGGATGCAGCGATTAGAAAGGAACAGTTTAAAGTTTCTCTTATAGCTAATGACTTGCTTAAT